CACCACCACCTGGGTAGGTTTCTGGGTTTTGGTCTGCAAAAAAATCAGCACCACCAGCTGGAGAGAATGTGTGAGTAATCCCACCACCCATAAGAAGCTGCTGAATCATTATGAAACCCCTACACCTGTAATAACAAATTCGTTTGACGCTACACAAAGTATAGTGCAAATTCCGTATTGAGCAAGAGTTCTGTTACCAGTAGTAGCTGTCCCAGCCTTTCTCAATGTGACAGAAGCTCCTTGAGTAATAGTTTGGTTGGAAGTACTATTATTATAAATACTTACAGCATCACCAATACTAAATACACCAGACGGTACAGTCACACCACCAGTAGTAATGTTGACATGTTTACCAGCATCACTAGCAACTAATGTATAAGCAGATGTTTTAGAGTTTTGTGGGATGTTGCCAATAACAATATCAGCTGAACCATTAAAGGAAGTGCCGTTGATATTGCGAGCAGTTTGCAGTGTAGTAGCTGTACTAGCATTGCCAGTCACGTTACCGGTTACATTACCAGTCACGTTACCGGTAATAGGACCCGCAAATGCAGTAGCAGTAACAGTACCACTAACCTGTAGAGCAGTAGAAGGATTAGCAACACCAATACCAACATTACCGCTCTGACTGTTACCACCATAGCGCATCAGGTAATCCTTAGCACTACCAAGAACAAGAGTATTCTTGTCAGTATCAAAAACAATTTCCCTATCGGAAACTGTTGAAGAGGTGATATCACTTGTAGAACCACCTCTAAATTTTAAAGTGTTAGCCATTTAATTATTTAATAAGGAATATAAAAGGCTACCCTAAACTTATCAACTCCAGGGAGTACCGGTTCCACGGGTAGGAGTACGTTGCTCGTCAATTTGTGCTTGCAGAGCAGCTTGAATTTCGGTAACCTTTTCTTCACCGCCAAGCTTTTCCTTCACCCATTCGATAACACCAGCTTCGGTGAGATCAGCATAAGGGATAACAGGATCGCCTTCAGCAGGTGCTTCCAGACCAACAGAACCATAAGCACCGCTGGAATAGGTGTCATCAGCAGCAGACACAGAATAATGAACAGTACCGACAATACCGTCAGCAACGGTACGCTCAAGGGTATTGACGGTCCAAGTAAAAGTAGTAGACATGATAAATAAGAATAGTAAGGTGAATAAAAAATGTTTGTTTGAAAGCCCCACCGAAGCGGGGCTAATGATCAATTAGCTTCGAGAGCTGCAACCTTGGCTTCAAGGGTTTCAATACGATCCATCGCTTCTTGAAGTGCTTTGACAGCCTTCATGTAAAGCACGGAGTAGTTGACGCTCTTGGTTGTGGTGCCAAGGTCGTTACCTTCTTCGTCACGATCAGGGGATTCGCTGACGAGACCAGGCGACACAGTTTCAACTTCTTGGGCGATCAAACCGATTTGGGTGTGGGTCTGCTGTCCGGTTTCTTCTTTGAAGTTGTAGTTACGGACCTGCAGGGCTTTTAGGTCATCCCATTGAGAATTGGCATCAAAGATGTTCTCTTTTAGCTTGATGTCGGAGATGCCTGTGTAGGAGTTGTTAGTGTTTTGGACGTTGCCGTTTGTAAAAACAGAAAACACCGTAGACCCACCAGTCATATTGTCGGTTACTGCGGATGAAGCCCAAAACACATAGTCTGCTGCGCCTGCCGCCGCTCCAGTCCGAACATTCAATGTATATGCAGCACTGTTGTAAACATGGGTTCGACCTGTATTCCCAATCCTCATCCGCTCTTTGACGCACCATCCGCAGTAGTGCTGAACACTAAACGTCCTGGCATGTCGTTAGTGCCAGGGGTGCCGTCTACTTCGGTTTCAATCGAAGCGCCCGTAATGTAATTCGTACCATCAGACGCTCTGAATTGAATGCCACCAATGTTGTCGCCATTTTGAACGATTGCATGGTTGCCAATGGTGCCAGTTCTGCTTTTTGTTAAAGCTAAAAGGGCCTGCCCCGTAGCATTACCTCGGAAACAAGCTACATTTGCTGTCGCGTCAGTTTCACCTGCAATTTGTAGTTTGTAGGCATTATTGAGGCTACTAGACGTGCCCACCAACAGCCTGCCCGAGCTGTCGATGCGCATGCGCTCATTGGACGACCCGTTGGTGCTAAATCTCATGTAGTCACCATTATGGTCGTAAAGAATTTGACCCTTATTTGTCCCGTCGCTAAAATTAAACCCAGAATTTCCTGTTATTGAATCAGCCTCAACAAGAATAAATGGGTTTGTACCTTTCAGATGTAATTTCTTAGAAGGCGACGAAGTCCCAATCCCGACGTTGCCTGAGCTGTCGATACGCATCCGCTCAATACCACCATCATTGTTTGTGCCATCGCCATGCGTTCTTGTATAAAAACGGAGGCCAGCGCCTGAAGTTCCACCTTCTTGGTATGCGTTAATTTTTGCGTTCCTATTGTTATTGCTGCCGTTTCGGAACATTAAAGTTCCAAAAACAGTGTCCGAACCTTCAGTAGCCGTGCTGGCAATAGAAATTCGACCATCTTGAATCTGTAATTTGTCTTGAGGGCTCGTAGTCCCCACACCTAAGCGGCCACTGGAGTCCAGCACCATCTTCTCGGTGCCATTTGTATAGAAGGTCAGAGGATAGATGCCTTTGCTGTCAATATAGGTAGCGCCATCTGCGTTGTAGATTTCTGCGCCAACAACTCCGTCATAGCGAGTAAAACGGATGCCGCCAGTTCGATCTGTTTGCGCTGCACTATTACCTTTGATTTCAATTACAGGGATACCCGTGGAAACAGCGCCAGTGCTTGCGGCATTAATGCCAACATTCCCACTGCTATCAACAAACAACCTGCCCGTGCCACCAGTGCTGATGGCTAGTTGATCATTACCAGGACGATAAATACCAGTATTTAGATCACTAGCAAATGAAATACCAGGAATAGCTGCCGTACCATCGGCTGCAGCACTAACAGTACCAGACCCAGTAAGAATAGGTCCTTCAATATCTAGATTACCCGTAAATGGGTTAAACTTATATGGCATGATTACGACCTCACAATAGTAGACACATCTCCGCTAGCATATGTAACTGTCACTGTAGCAACAGTAGTACCGGAAGCTCCACCTTCTTTATAGGTAATAACCTGATCACCAGTTGAAGGTGCAGTGGCGGGACTAATAGTAATGTAGTCGTGTGGCGGAAGATCTAGACCAGGAACAACAGGACCTAATCCTTGAGGTTCAGTAATAGTACGATCTGCTTCAGTGGCAAGGTTAATACCATCACCAGTATTATAGTTGTAGTAAGTACTCATGTCTTATTTAGTGTTAGGGAACAATCCGTTGCGAATAAAGGCAACAGCTTTATCATCAATGTCATTATCAGTTTGCTCAGCAAGACGCTCAAGCATGTCTATGATCAAACGCTTAACTTGATCAGACTGGATGAATTGAAAAAGAATAGGACGGATAAGAGAAATCATGATTTTAATGTCAGTTTGTCAAGTTTGTCTTCAATGCGAATCATGTGTGCTTCAACTCGTTCAAGAGCAGTGCTGAACTCTGCTTTACTGAGATAGTTCTCAGCCATACGAAGTTCAACACCATCTACTCGTCGGTCTAACTCATGAACTCGCACGTGAAGTTTTGACATGAGTACACCAAATCCAGTAGCTAAAGCAACACCCAATGTAACGGATGCTTCAACCATTTGATTAAACTATTAAATTAGCCGATGTTAGGAGCTGTAAGAGCTACCGGGGTGGTGGAACTAGATGCAAGATCAAGCGGGAAGTTATGGGCATTACGCTCATGCATTACCTCAAGACCAAGGTTTGCTCGGTTAAGAATATCAGCCCAGGTATTTACCACATGACCTTTACTCTCAACAATGGATTGATTGAAGTTGAATCCGTTGAGGTTGAATGCCATGGTGCTGACGCCGAGACTGGTAAACCAGATCCCCACGACGGGCCAAGCTGCAAGGAAGAAATGCAGCGACCGAGAATTATTAAAAGATGCATATTGGAAGATCAACCGCCCGAAGTATCCATGAGCGGCAACGATATTGTAGGTCTCTTCCTCTTGACCAAACTTGTATCCATAATTCTGCGAGACCTCTTCGGTAGTCTCCCGAATAAGCGAGGACGTGACGAGGCTTCCGTGCATAGCACTAAACAGAGCGCCACCAAATACGCCAGCAACGCCGAGCATATGAAAGGGGTGCATAAGGATATTGTGTTCGGCTTGGAAGACGAGCATGAAGTTAAACGTACCGGAAATTCCAAGGGGCATACCATCTGAGAAGGAACCCTGTCCAAACGGGTAGACCAAGAACACAGCAGAGGCTGCAGCCACAGGCGCAGAGTAAGCTACGAAGATCCATGGGCGCATACCTAATCGATAGCTAAGTTCCCACTCTCGTCCCATGTAAGAAAAGATACCAATGAGGAAGTGGAAAACGACGAGTTGATATGGTCCACCGTTATAGAGCCATTCATCAAGTGAACCAGCTTCCCAAATTGGGTAGAGGTGTAGTCCGATGGCATTGCTGCTCGGAACGACGGCTCCTGAAATGATGTTGTTTCCATACAACAACGAGCCTGATACGGGTTCACGGATTCCATCAATGTCAACAGGTGGCGCTGCAACGAACGCGATGATAAAACAAGTAGTGGCTGCCAACAAGCAAGGAACCATCAGTACACCGAAGTGTCCGACGTACAGACGATTGCTTGTGCTGGTCACCCACTCTAAATATTTGTCCCAGACTCTTTCTCTGGGTTGAGTGATTGTAGTTGTGACCATTGTTTAGTCAAAGTTAGTAGTTCGGTTAATGTCGCGTCGGACTTGAGAAAATTTGCCCGCCACGAACAGACAAGTATGTTCCCTTTTACATAACCACGGCTACTATCTATTCGATCTAGGGAAGGTGAGCCGGGACGCCTGGTCTTACAGCCTACCTCGTGAGAGATCGGGATGCCAAGGTATGGACACAAGGCAGGGATAACAATGTCATCAGGAGTGATGTCAAAGTCTAGTCCCTTATCTCGTGCTCTTTTCTTAGCTGACTTCCAGAGATAATACTCAGGTCGCTCCTTTCGTTTTCTTACTTCAGCCTCATAGACTGCTTTCTTCTGTTTCTCCGGGTCAGCGTAAGGCATCAGAAGTTGTACTTAGCCCCGACTTTAGTACCGTAGCCGTTGTCGTCATCACCAGTGATGAATGAGACTTCACCATAGACGGACAGAGCATCGGTCAGACCGACAGAGCCACCAGCCTTACCAGACAGCTCAACTTCAGTGTCGTCGCCGTCAGGAGACAGCAGAGCAGGACCGGCCTGGACGTACCAGCCAGCGCCTTCTACACCAACGTGAACGTCCGTTGCCGTACCGACGTAGTCACTTCCGATGAAGCCAGAGTTGGCTTCGACGTTCACATAAGGACCTGCTTGTGCAGCGCCGTGAGCAGCGCCGAGCAGGAGACCAGCAATAATAATAGATTTCATGGGTTGAATTAAGAAATTTTTAGTTTGTTTTTTTGAGCGCGAGAAGTCTGGGAATCACGCAAGGCTTTAGCAGTGGGAGCTTTAGGATCACCTGGTCGTCTCATTTTTTCACCACTGCCCCTAGAGATGCGTGCTTTCTTAGCGCGAATATTTGCCCATAAACCTGGGCGTTTAGAACTAGCCATAGTTTAGCATTTCCATTTACGTAGAGCAAGAGCCTTACGGGTGGGACGACCTTTGCTGTCTTTCATTGGTCCTTTGACACCAGACATTCTAGCACAGAAGGAC